AATGCTGTATCATATGATTGTATGACATGTTTAAGAGGAGGTATTTCATCACCTTCCCAAACTCTCCACCATTCTTTTTTGATAATAGCACCTGCTTCTGATGTAGGATTTTGCATCCATTGTGCATTCCATTTAGGTATAGACAATGATGCTTGTACTTTCTCTAATTCATCTAACTTCCAATACTGTGGCCATACCGGTTCTCCTGATGGCATAATTGCCGGGAACTCTATAATCTCCCATTGATCAGACTTAACTTCTTTTTGTGCATTTAATAATTTTGCTGTTAGATCTTTTAATGACCAACGAGTCATAACTAAGATTATAGTTCCACCTGGCTGCAAACGTTGTCTTGGGCCTGATGTATACCATTCATATGCTTTCTCTAAAGCATCCGCGTTCATCGCATCTTGTTCAGAATGTGGGTCGTCAATGATTAGAAGATCTGCACCACGACCAGTAATAGCTGAGCCAACACCGGCAGCATAGTATTCACCACCTTGTTCCGTTTCCCATTTACCCGCGGCCTGCGAATCTTCTCTTAGTCTAGTTTTAAAAATTTCTTGATATTCTTGACTATCAATTAATGTTTTAGCTTTTCTACCAAACCTTACAGCTAATTCAGTAGTGTGGGTCGTTTGTATAATTTTAAGATCTGGCTTTCTACCTATCATCCAAGCAGGTAGCATGTTAGATGCAAATTCTGATTTAGTATGTCTAGGAGGCATATTAATGATCATTCTTTTAATTTTGCCTTCTGCAATTTTATTAAATTTTTCTGCTATGATTTTATGATGGGACCCCTCTATAAATTCTGGCCAAACATGCTTAACAAAAGATAAGAAATCAGATTTGACCTGGGACCCCTTTTTCTTTTCCGCTAACTTAATAGCGTATTTCATGTACTCGCGCCTCGCGTCTGGCGGTAATTTTTTTATTTCTTCTATGTTCATATGGGACCCAAAATGAATTTATAGCGTGTTTAAGAGTAAATCAAGGCATAAAGGCTAATCTGTTGGGACCCCTTTTTTATATGTGGGCAATGGGGGTGCGACACAACCTGTGATTGTATATGTGATTGGTACCTCTATTGGTCCGCCGGAGGCGGACACACAGGCCGGCGCCGAAGGCGCCGACCCATTTTGGACGTGTTGTTTTTGCAACACGTCCATTATTATATTGACACTATATCTAGTCTAGTAAAACCATATATGCCTTGGCATTATGTTTCATAAACCAATCTAGATTCTTTCTCATCTTCTGCCAGTACTTACTAGCACCCGATCCTAGTTCCTTGTCCTCAAGAGTAGCGACAGCTTCATAGTAAAATATCTCATCGTGTTTCTGCGCTTCCTCTTTTGTTAGTTCAATAGATTCACCTGTGAATCTATTTCGTCTTGTATAATCGCCGTTGTCTTTCCACTTCGGCATTGTATCTGTCTGTGTTTCCATAGTCTTATATTATCCCATAATATTATGTTTGTCAATCCCTAATATTATTAGTTATCCACGATTCGAGGAACCTTGATCTTGCCTCGTCATATCCCTCGTTCCAAGGTAAGCTATATTCTTCTGTCTGTTGCCAAGCCGTCCAAGGTCCGTGTTCCGTTGCCTTTCTACTTCGTTTCCCTTGTTCACCAATCGCTCTTAATATTCTGTCCTTATACATTTGAAAGTATTCGTGCAAACAACCTTGACTACAAAACATACCAAAGTAACCTCTTGCAGTTCTAGTTACATAATAGGGTTGGGGCGATTTTTTCGCCCGAATCCTATCAGTAGTATTATTGTAATGACATAATCTATTCTGACAATACTGGGTCATACTATATTATTTATCAATACAACTAATGCTAGTATGACAACTCCTATTGTAAATAGACCTAGTGCTATTGTATATCCAGATATCATTTAGCCCTCACACTTATTAAGACAAGTACGATTATTGCTATCATAAAAGTAATTTCAATCATATTGCCTCTACCCTAAATGGATTTTTAGCCATTCGCCATTTATTGCCGTTTGCGTCTGGTTCTGCGTGTTTATCCCAATAGATAAAACATATCTGACCTTTGCTAGATAAAAAACATTTTCCAGTTATGTCTGTATTTGGTTTAGTCCAGTAGCCATATCTTTCTATAAACTTCTGATGTTTGTCTGCATAGTAAGTTATTTTAAAGCTACTTGGTATTTTACTTAATTGTGTTTCGTGTGTCATATATCCTTTCTGTTTATATGGGATATTATACTATATCCCATATAATAAGTCAAGCTTTAATTTGCTTGTCCTTGTCTTTCTGCCATAGCTTTTTTATACATAGCGATTTTATCTTCTCTACTTATGGTTGTCTTATTCATACCCTTAACTCTATCTGCCAAGTTCTTTGGATTGTATATAACCAAGCCAGTAGAATTAACTCTAATGATTTCTGCGTCGGAAATATTGCAACCAAGTTCGTTGGCTAGTTCAATACCCTCGTCAAGATATCTATATGACTTTAATCCTACTTTGATTTCTTTCATTTGGTTTTGCAAAGTTTCAATCCATTTTTCGTGGCATTGAATTAACTGACCTTTAGCACCTTGCCATTTCATAAAGATTTCAAATTCTTGTGGAGTACAATCTATTTGTCTATCTCTACAATATTCACGACCAATCAAATCAATTTCAAAGTCTTTATTCCACTCATTAACTTTTCTGTTTGTCTTGGCGTCATCTTCGTCGCCATACTGACTGAAACCAAGATACTTGTCGTTTGCTTGTTTTAGTTTAGTCCAATGTGGATTGCTCTCTTTACCTTTCATCTTGATATTGATGTCGGGATCACAACCCTCTTGTCCTTTCAGTTCATCTCTATAATAGGCATAAGCAAATCTATGTTCGTCGTCGCCACTACTACGACCATAGTCTTGGCTATCAACTCCGTCAACTCTTGCACCTAGTCTAAAGTCAAAGTGTTTTGTAAATCTATGATCTTCCATAACACCTTTCTCGTTTTCTTTCTTGCCATTAAATCCAAAATGAAAACAACTATCTTTTGCAATAGTATTTACGTTTTCAAATTTGCGTTGTAAGTACCAAGCTTTCTCTATGTCATCAGGGGTATAAGTTCTATGTATTACCTCTTTGGCAAGTAGCCAAGTTTGGTCTTGTATGGGTTTTAATTGTTCTCTTGCCTCAAAGTATTTCTGCTTTTCTTCGCAGTCATTTTGAGTTAGAGTTTTCTCAATACGATTACCAATCTTGTTTCGGTATTCTGTATTTAATCTTAAACGTGCCATATATCCTTTCTATTTAGTTATTAATATTTCCCATATTATCCCTTGACAAAGACTTTGTCAAGTGCTATATTACTATTATGAAAGAAAAAATAAAAACTTGGCAAGATAAAAGAATAAACGCAATTAATCGTAAGATTAAAAATGGTGTTGCAAAAGGTTATTCTGCTCAAAATATATCAGAGGCATATATTGATGAGCATTGGAGAATATGCAACTCACACGCGAACAACAAAGAGGAGTATAAAGCCCAATGTGAACACGAGTATTGGGATTATTATAATGCTTGTTATGAATAAAAAAGAAATATTAGAAGAGATAAAAGCAATCTTAAAAGACTATCACTATAATAGTGATACAGAAAATATGTCTAAAGATGTTGTTATCGCTTTAGAAAATTTAGTTAAGAGCTGAACTTGAGCTCTGATTCGTTGGCACAGGTGCAACTGTGATTGGCGGGGGATCCCTGTTAACACCCAGAGAAAGCCACATTCCAACGGATCTGAGGTCAAGTTCAAAGGGAACACTGGAACCTGCCCATATTAGCGTATGGATAAAACAGGACTTGACCAAGCTACAAGCACTTGAGCTGTAGTTACGTTGTTTAGGCGGACCGGCCATTGCTGGTCTTATATCTAGCTGGACACACAGCATAGTAGGGTCATGGCCTACGTCGGATGGTGACAAAGGGCAATGCATTCCATCTTAGCTAGACGCACAGCGTAACTGCAGGTCAAGTGTGGAAGGACCATTTAACGATGGGATTGACTGCCTACTTGGCCAAGCTACAAGCGACAAGCAAAGGAAGGTACCATGAATTGGACACAATTAACGTTTAAACAATTAAATGAAAGGAAGAGACATGCAAAAAATAACAATAGAAATAGAAGGCGCATCAACAGGGCAGCTTCACACGCTGACAGCGGACCTAGCACTCGGGATGCTGCCATGGAAGAAGTATATAAAATACAAAATAAAAACAGCCGGTAAAAGCTACAAGCTCCAAGCGTTAAGCTTCAAGCATCAATCGCTAAAAGCGTCAAGCTCCAAGCGACAAGCTTGACAAGCACGAACAGCTGGGATATTATAACAGTAAACAGAAAGGAAAATAATGACACTACAAGCACCCTTAATAAAAGGAGAGAAGAAGAGAGAGACATGCGGAGAACAGCTTCGCAGGATGTGCAAGAGCATCGCGGAGGAGATCTCAGATGAGAACAATACGATGAAGCAGCTGGAGGCCTTCATGGAAGGCGTCTACGACATAGAATGGATCACGCACAACGACAAGAGCTACAAAGCAGCTCGACTGCTAGTGGCCGGAGGCGGTCCCAACATATGGGTGAACCTGCAGACTAATACAGTCGATGGATACTGGGGATGCGATAAGGTTACCTGGGGCTTCGTCGACAACATCGGGCTGGACGATTACCTGGAAGAGATGTATGGCTGCTAAGCGTAAATACTACAACTTAATCAAGGTGATCCATGAGCAGTGGTGCCGGGACAACGGTTACCCTACAGGGCGCAAGCCCTTCTTCACCAGCGCGAAG